TTATTGGAAACTCAATTCTTCTTCAGATTTCTGCTAGACGGTACGTCTATATTGGTGACTCAATCTATGAATTTGATCTAGAACCTGGAGAAAAGGTAGAAAAGTATTTTTCACTTATCGGAAATAATGACGTTCCGTATCCTATCTTACGCAGCTCTAAAAACGTCTATTTTATGCTTGACCGAAAATATATAACAAGAGATGAATTTCCAGATTTGTATACAGACAAAGAGTGGGAAAATGCCTATAGTACATATTACGGTGTCTGGGATCCTGTCAATCATATAAAACAAGGATCCTTTGAAAAGATGGCAAAGAAAATGAAGGGAATAAAGACAATTGCTAAGCGTGAATTTTAATACTCTTTATAATTAGAATGTCAACAATCGCAAAGGGATTTACATATTTACAAACTCTTCTAGATGCCAAAAAGGTTTCTGGAAAAGTTTTGATTGGTCAGTATGAAGCAGCATTGAGTCAAGCCGCGATGATTTCACGTTTAATGTACGACCCTAACGAGGTCATTGCCAAGACTGCGCAATTCGTACATTACAACCCGATTGTATTTAACACGGCACTAGGAATTATTCGTACTGACTACAGTCGTTTAGTTTCACCGAATAAGAAGCAGGAAAAGTTTGTTATCGTTCCGAATCCCATTCGTCCTGAAAATAAAGATGGCCTGATTTTGAACACAATTGGTCATATGGATGATACACCTTGCTATCTTCAGTATCTCGATTATTCACAGAAGCAGGCAAATGTTCCTTTTCCCGGTGAAAAGATTCTGTATATTGCATTTCGTGGAACTATATCGATTGGCGGGGGCTTAGCTGATGCGAACTTGCTACCACTTGGAATTGATGAAGTTCTTAAGACATGTACATTCGGCGGTCAAACGGGTAGCCAGGTCTTTGCAGAGGAAATCAAGCAATCAAGTTTTCTGTGCCACCAAGGCTTTGTAAGACAAATGAAAAACATAATGAATAAAGTCTGTAAGGCGCTTGAGACAAAGTTTCTAAAGCTTCCAATTGACCGTATTGTCATAACAGGCCACAGTTTGGGCGCTGCAAATGCGACTCTTGCATCTCTTATCCTCGGCGGATTCAAGCGTGCCGGTTTAATAACACCTCCTATACACTGCATGACCTTCGGTGGTCCTAAACTCTTTGTTGACTATAGTCGTAATGTCTACAATAGCTTGCTTGAATCAGGAATTCTTACACTTGATCGTGTTGCCATTCGCTCATCTGGCCTGAAGACTGCGATGTGGAGTATAGGAACAGGAGGCCTTGGAGCTGGATCTGTGGTTGACTTGGTTCCTTTGATCCCCCCTAATTTCGTGCACCCTGGATTTATGATCTTGAAGACCGAAGGAATTCTAACAAAACTAGGCAGCCGCACGAACAATATCAGTGATATGCGCAAGTTAGTGGGTGGTATCGAGCCGCCCTCAGCCTATCGGATTAGTTTGACGACAACGGTCAAGGGAACCTTCAATGGCTTTGCTACCTATAAGGAGTACCTTGATTGCTTTGATCCACTACTTGCTGCTCGGTTCGAGGAGATACTAAATGTGACAGGAACACTTGGACCGTGGAGGCCTGCATACCGTGCTGAATATGCGCAAGTAAAGGTGTTAGTTGACAAGGTTCTAGGAAAGGTTGCTATAGATCCGACAACAGATCCTAGCAAGGAACCTAGTGCAATTGCCCCTTCAAAGGCTGTTGCGGATGCTGCATCCAAAGAAGTAGAAGAAGAAAAGATAGGCCAAGGTGCAGATTCTGATTCCAATGTTGGCATTGAAGAGGGAGATAAAGGAACAGGACAAGCAGGTGGTGCATTTGGCATAACAAGTCTATCAGGTTCTCAGACCAAACTCTATATGGAAAAAACCAAGCAATATGCACCTAATCATATTAAGTACGCTGCAAATCTTAATGTTGCACCGGTATCTGCTCACTTAGGCTATTGTGGTATTGGGTGGAATGGTATCGGTAAGAATGTGCAACACATTCGTGGCCTATGCCAAGAAATTCAGTACGGGCAGACTCCCATTGCGGTTCCGTATTGTTCTGATGAAACACCTGAAGAGTCAGCTGCTCGCGTAGCAGCTAATGCTGTTGCGATGGCGAATCCTACAATGACAGGTGGAAGACGTAGAAAGGTAAATCATAGAAATAAGACAAAGAAGGCCAAGTCAAAGTCAAGAAAGACACGATCCAATAAACACTAAATTATAATCTGTTGTTCTTCCTCATGTAACAATCGTATTAAATTCAGTGGTGCTGTTCGTCCTAGACGCATAGCACGACCGATAATCTGACGCTCTTCTTCCTTTCGCATTGCGTGCATTAGAATCACGTGTGTCGCAGACTTCAGATCCATTCCTACACCCGCAGTAGCCGAGTTCATCAGTAAAATCTTAACTTCACCCTTCTCGAACTGGTTGAGCACATTCGAGACGTGATCCTTATTGCCACGCACTGTCGCTACCCGATAGCCCTGTTCAATGAGAGTTCCTTCAATCTCATTAAACGGATTATCATAACGATTGAAGACTAAAAACCGACCACCGCTCGAGTCCATTATACACTTGAGCAACGCATCTTTTTTCTTAAGAAGCTTAGGCGCAGCCTCTACAATAGCCTTAGTCATTAATCGTAGATTTTCACCCATTTCAATGCTACAGAGTTTCTTGTAATCTAAGTCAGCACGACAGAGAGGACAGCTACTCTTTCGCTGCATACAGTTAACTATACACGCTCCGCAAAAGATACGTGAACAGCACATTACAAAGGTCGGCGTTGTCGGTTCATCGTAACAGATTGCGCAGATTTCATTCTTCGCATTTGTAATGCGCTCCTTCAGATTTGAAATTTGCTCCTTGAGTGAACCAATACGAGTCTGTAAGGATGAAATGGCCGCCTCTTTTATTTGAGGAGTACTGTAGTCCATCGTTTCCTTGAAAGCTAATGTCTTCTCAAGACGCTCAAGATCCTTCTCTCGTGAATCACAGACAGCTGTTATGAGAGAACTTTGATTCTCAGCGGTAACACCTAGACGCTGAAGCGCAGTCTGTACATCACCAGCGTGTAGCAACTCCTGAATTTCCTGGTTAACAAAACTAGAGACTAGCCTGTGTACAATCGGCGACTCGCAGATAATTCTCTGCTCGATAACAGGTGGTGTTCTCCAACTCTGCTCCATAAACGCATTTGAAGAACGCAATACAAGATGACCTCTTGACGGATGCTTTGTAACAAAAGGCGCAAAGAAGTTTTGACTTTTAATATCATATCGCGCATAGTAATTTTGTCCATTTGTTGCCTGATCTTGTTGTAGTAGGATCGCAAGTTCGGGGTGGAGACCTATCTGTATCTGCCGATTCAAGAATGCCTCAGACATGTACATGTACAATCCGTGAAAAAGTAGATTTGACCACGTGGCTGTCATCCCCCAGTAAAAATTTGCCTTTGGCATAGGTGTAGTAGATGTAAACTGAACATTATCCATTTCATCAAACACAACTCGAGACCACTGCATTGTCTCGTGAACCTTCTTTTCCATAAAATGTTTAATAATCGTATTGGACATCAGAGTAACATCACGAGTTTTAATCAGTGAAATAAAATCAGGCTTCTCAAGAGTCTTTGTAGTCCGAACCTCTAAAAAGGATAAGTTTGTCTGCTTTGTAATCGTATGCTTCCATTGGTGAAAGAGTGTATGCGGTACGATAATGAGTGTTGCGCCTGAACAATCAATGGGTGCAATTGGCTTATGGCTCCAAAAGGTCGACTTTGACTGTGGATGAATACGAGAAAATACTTTCAAATCCTGTTGAGTTCTAAGTGCTTTCGCCTTCATCTGCGCTAAAAATCCAAGCATCATTAAAGTCTTCCCTGATCCAACTTTATCGCCTACAATCGCAAACTGACTAAAATGTATTTCATTTTCCAGTCTAAATCCGTGAATACACGCATATTCCTTTTCTTCCATTGCCTGAATCATTGCAAGTTGATGCGGATGTAGGGGTACTTTAATATCAGCTGATTGGCTTGCTGTAGGTGATGATTCACTTAATGAATGATTAAGTGGTTGTTGATAGACTTCCAACATTGTAGACACCGATTCATCTTGAGGCATACTGGCAACCTTCTGTTGGTTGGGTCCTTTTCATGTTTAGGTATTTCACAAAGAAGCAAAGAAAGTAAAGACTAATGGATCCTTGATAAAGTCCTTAAGTTGTAAGGGCGTCTTTTTCAAAAATGGATTCTCTGACGCTCTAAGAATAGACTTGTCAAATGTATTGTCACTGTGACTCATTACAAGCATTACCTTCATAGGATTTAATTGTATTAATGAATTCTTATATGAATCAAGAAAAGACTTTTCTTCCGCAAAGGCTACCGCTTCGTCGTACACGTGACTTGAGGCATACCGTTTGCGCCAGGCCATCGTGCCATTCGTGGCGTGAGTCTTTCCATACGGGCCAATCTTTAGAATTTCCTTCGTATCTGTAAAATACATATAAACTTCTGAAGATCCAGCCAGATCTACTGTCGGGTTTGAACGTAGAGCAGTTACCGCAGCAGATACACGTTCCGGAAAATAAAAATCATCATCATCAAAGGCGACTAAGATCTCCCCCTTGGCTTCACGGTTTAGACGGTTGCGTTTTTCACCAAGTGTCTGCTTTTCCTCATCGCGAATGTAAATTGTACGGGGCAACCGGTGCTGCGCCTCATCAATTAGATCACCGACAGGATCCTGTCCATCGTCGTACACAATCCATTCCATACGGTCTCTCGGATACGTTTGAGTTTCAATCATTCGTATTAGAGTTGGAAAGAAGCGTCTACGGTTATATGTAGGTGTCACAATGCTTACAAGAGGCATTGCCATTTGAATCTATATAGATATACTGATACTTTCTTAGACCGTTGATGAAACAGGAGGCTTGGCAACAGGAGGTGTTTTATCGATAGGGGGTGCTGCAGATGCCGCAGTTCTTTGAAAAGCCTCTAAATACATTTGAGCGACTTTCGCAGTTGCATTAACACTTGCTTGATCTGGTACATAACAAAAAGGTCCTAATACAAGCTTTTCTAAATCACCAGTCGGTACATATGTACTGATCGGTAAAAATGAGTAATTAATTGATTCTTTTCCCTCTTTAAATGTGTCCCACATATATTGAATAATTAAAACTGGAAATAGAATTGTTCCGTAAATAAACGAAACAATACGACCTGCGGTTGAATATCCGATATCACGATTCGCAGCAAGATGACCACCGTATGTTGCGACTGTGATATATGCAAGAACAAAAAATACTATAAGAATTTGTTGTGATGATTCTCCAGCAAAGCCTGATATACTTGAATTACTCCGGGCAGAAAGTTTTTCAGCTGCATCCTTAGCATCCTTAGCTGCTTTCGCTTTTGCCTCAGCCTTTTCTTCTTTATTAGCCTTATTTGCCGCAACTGCGGCATCTTGCTGGGCCTGTTTAGCCTGGGCTGCCGCATACGCTTCAGCTTCAGGATCTGAAACTGCTTTATTTATTTGATATGTGATCTTATTAACTAAGCTTGTAAAGAAACTCATCTACCTCTTCTACTAAATAAAAGATAAGAGTAGATGTCCGCAGACTATACTGTGGTAGTTCCCTCCTATAAAAGAGCTGAAGGATGCCGTGATAAGACTTTAGCTATACTAAAAGAATATCGCATTCCGAAAGAGGCTATCTACGTAGTTGTTGCTGATAAAGAGCAGAAGAAAGAGTATGAAGCAGTCCTTGATCCCAGTACATACAAGGAAATTCTAGTCGGTGTTCCTGGACTTCCTCAAGTACGTAATTGGATCTTTGATCACTTTCCTAAGGGGACACCCCTTGTATCTCTAGATGATGATGTATCTGGATTTATAGAATATGATGGAAGCCAAAAAAGGCACGAGCGAAAATTAAAAAGTTTGAAGGGAATTATTGAGCGTGGATTCAAAGAATGTAAAAAGGCGAATTGTCGCTTCTGGGGTGTTTATCCAAGTGCAAATGGGTTCTTTATGAAGCCAACGGTAACGACAGATCTTAAATTTTGCGTGGGTCCTTTCTGGGGTTGTATAAATCCAGGTAAGGAAGTACGCATTGATATAGGTCAAGGTGAAAAGGAGGATTATCAGAGAACTCTACAGTTCTTTATAAAAGATGGTGCTGTAGTGCGTCTTAATTTTGTTTCACCGAAGACTGCTGTTTATAAGACTCCTGGAGGACTTCAATTTGGTAATCGGTTTAAGAGAGAGCATAAGACAATCAAAGCGATGATGAAGCGATGGCCTGGTTGGATAAAAGAAAACCCCACCAGAAAATCTAAAATGCCTGAAATACGACTCAAAAATCCAAATCTTGAATCTGAAAAAGTTAAAAATATGACAAGACGTAAGAAATAAGCGACTTTATGTCGCGTATTTCCCTAATATGCGACTTTATGTCGCGTATTTCCCTAATATGCGACTTTACGTCGCGTATTTTCCTAAATATGCGACTTTACGTCGCGTATTTCCCTAATATGCGACTTTATGTCGCGTATTTCATCCCACCCATACCTCCTTCAATCACTAAGAAATTCAAACTTTCTACATAGACAATAAAATCATAGGTGTAATTTGTATCAGCGGCCAGAGGCCAAGGATCAAGATCAATTTGAAAATTCTTAACACGACTTGTATTCAGAGTCCCACTCGGTTTCATCCATTTTGATGTATTCAAAGCAAAACTATAAATAGTTAATCCTTTCGGAAATAAGCCCGTGGCATATTTCCAAGAAGACAACTCGTGAAAATACTGAATCGGTTTCACTTCTTGAATTTCATTTCCATCACATAAAATACGAAGTTGGCGAATAATATCTTCCTGTGATCCTGCAATTAAATATCCAGAAATACCTACAGCTCGTATGCCTGAATCATACACTGCGTTTGATGGACTAAAAAAAGGTGCGCTTGTGCTATTATACCAATTTGTCAGATTTACCCAGTTATTCGTATAAGGGATCATATCACTTCGCCTCGGTATAATTAATAGACGCGGTACAGGATTATGTGTATACAAATTTAAATTCTGCCGATTATTAATGCTTGGAAATGTGTAGTTTGTTACTTGACGTACTGGATATGTAAGAGTCTGTGATGAAAATGTATTTCTTTCTGGATCCGTAAGATATACATACGTTGCTTGTAAATATGCATTCAGAGCCCAGGTACTAAGAGGAGGTGCTGTATATCCAAAATCAACTAAATAATTATTCAAATAGTTTTCAGGAGTATTATTTGGTATGTAATTTAAATTACCTGTCTGTATCTGCGCACTTGATGCAAATACACGATTACCAGGACGGACACGGTACCCTGATGGATCTAAAATTGTAAATAAATCTTGTACAGATCTTAATGTTAACTGTACATAACATTCGTGGTACTGGAGTGCAACAAGCGGTATTGCTAAACTTGTATCCTGTGTAAACCAAAAAGATAAAGGTACTGTAATTTGACGACTTGGGATAGAAGGCGCATTTGTTTGTACTGTTACACTTGTATTTCTAGCCACATTTGGATATAAACTTGTCGACCCTGTTGAGCGAACGCTTGTGCCACCAAGAGCGCCGGAGTAAGGACCATTTGCTGGATCATAAATTTCATCAACGTCTCCAACTAGTTGTCGCCATTTGGCATACTCTGTTTCATCTTGATCAGTTTGAGCAATAGCAATTAAATAATCACTATCAAATTCCTGAACTATCGTACCTCCTATCAAAAATGTCGCATTTTGGATAATATGTGCTCCAATATAACGATTCCATTGAAACTCATACTGTGCAGTTCGAGTTGCTGCATTTGGACTTATAAATTGACTGTAAATATCCGGGAGAGTAAATGTTAAATACAAATCTGAAAGTAAATCTGCAACTCGTTGAATTTTGGCTTGAACCTTAATCGGAGCATCCCAAAGTAATTCTCCAGGTCCATCCAGTTGAATAGTTACAGATTCAAATGAAAAATGACTGTATTTCTTCAATACTAGGTAAAAATAAGTGAAATCAGGATTACCACTCAAAAGAATATTTTGCGAACCATAGGCTACAAGAACATAAAGACCTCCTCCTGTCATGACAACTCTTCTTGCTGGTGTGAAACAAGATGAGTTCTCATTTTAAGCGCTTCAAAGGATAGTTCAATTAAATTTTCAATAGTTAGAATCTAGGCAGTGGTCCACCACTGATCGGTCAAGTAAGGAGTAATGCTCATATTCACACCCTCCATTACAGGTGAAGGGCCCATACTTATTAGATTCTGAATCTCGGTGTATGTAAGAGCATATGCAAAATAGAATACACGACTGGCTAGACCCTTTGCGGCACCATTAAAGTTTAGTTCACCACTTGATACTTGAGATTCATCTGTACCAGTCATTAGAGAAGCAGTTGTAGAAGGTATTGTGATCTTCCGTTGGTTAAAGAGGTAGATTTCGCCATAATTCTGGTAAGGCGGCGTATTACCAGAAAGTGCCATCTTTGTCTTCAAATTTCCATTAATATACACATAGAGCTGATTTCCTTTGCAAGAAACAACAATATGGACCCACTTCTCAATAGGAATATTGTCAATATCAGCATAATTATTCCATGTCTTATAACAATTCATATAGACACGGAGTGTATTCGAATTACCTTTCATGAAAAGACCGGGACCCAGTAGAGGATACGGTTTAGAATATCCCTTGTGCAAAATATGATATAATTTATCATCTCCATTAGAAAATGTATCACTTGTGATATAGCAGAATAGTGAATAACTAAATTCTACACCTGAACGCTGATTATCGGAGGTATACACTGTTTTTGCAAGAGGACTCTTTGGATCCTGAATTGCCGTATGACTTAATGAACCGGAAGCATATGTATTAGGAAAGATCTCAACGCGATCACGGAACATAGCCAAATAGGATTGGTATATATACTCGGCAAAAAGCATCGTAAAGTAGACAGCAGCGACTAATGCAACTCCTGTTAGAACTTGCGATAAGGGATCTGATCCACCGAAGGATACGCTACTAGGAAAACTATTAGTTCTTACAGCACCTGTATTTGCGGCCTGCATACTCTCTAACTATCATTAGGATTGTAAAAAAGACATTTTATAAGGTCTTTTTTAGAATTTACAAGATTGGATTGTTTTATAACAGTAAGTCGCTTAGTATTTGAAATACATATTCGTCTATAGATCAGGTGTACTTCCAGCAATAACATCTTCACCATTGCGCTTGAGTGAAAAGGAATACTGACCGGGATCAAAATATGATTTGATAAGTGATGTAATTGATGTATCCTGCGGTCCATTGGAATACAGGGCCCATACACGGTCCGGAGTGTAAGCATAGTTCGCAGCGTTAATCTGACCGATGAGTCCACCAAATCCATTGGGACCACCCACCTTCATTCGATAACTTGTACCGGTACCAGCCACCTTATACATTCCAGCAAGAACACTGCTACGATTCAGCTTGCCATCCACATAAACATCAAGACGACGACCGCTCAGCACCACGCATACATGTACCCACTTCTGAAGATCGATTGACTTAACATCACCCTCTGAAAAATTCGCCTCATTATCGTTATAGGGAGATGTAGCAGAAAAAATTGCACCATTGACGAGCGTGGGGGTTAGTGCAGTCCCATTATCGTAAGTTACACGGATACCCATCTTATTTGTATTAGCACCCAGATACATTAGAAGAGTATTATCTGTACCATCGCCTCCATCAATTGTTAAGAATATCTTATTCTTATTTGGATTTGTAGACCAGTTAGCCACGTAAATCCATAGACTCACTGAATATTCTCCACCACTGTAAATGGCTGGTATATTTTTACTAGTAAATACAGTTGCTGTAGTATCTTTTGCCGGTAGACCACCAGTTGAGTTTGCAAAGACTACCATATCTGCCTTTTCAGCATCACCACTCATATACTTGTATAAGTAATAGAGGCAAACACACAGAATCACAATCCCCGCTAACATTAATATTATCCTACCAGGCCCTGTCGTTATGGCTCCAAGGGCTGAGTTCATCCGATTCTATTCTGTTACCAGAATTATGCGTAGGGCGTTGTCCACATTTCATAAGGATACGGTTTCATAGGTTGTGTACAAAGTCCGCCCGGACACCCAAGAATATCAGGTAAACTTGTAAAGATTTCAGAAAATGATGAAGCAGCATGTCCTAAACTATAAGGCCTTCCATCCATATCCGATTGTTGTTTAATTAATGAATTAATATCAGATGTTGATAAAGGTACAGAATATACAATCATATTTGCGATAGTTCCACCTAGGCGACCCCTTGAATCTCCTAGAATGAGTGGTTGCGTTGTATCGGAATCAGGCATTCCATTTATACAGGTGTACGCTGCCGTTAGTTTTCCATTTAAATAAATCTTAAACCGAGCACCCTGTTTAACAATAGCAACAGCTGTCCAACGTTGAAGATCAATATTATAGAGTTCAATGACTTCAGAAGCGGTAACTCCTTTTATATTAATTTTTAGTTCAGCCGGTACATATTCATCACCACGACCTGCATCAGATGATGTTAAGATATTGAGTTTACATTTTGATCCAATATCGATTGCCGTAGCATATTCATTTCCAGAAATGCTAGTCCGATCATTGATTGTTGGATTTATAAAGAATAAAATCGTAGATCCAGCTGGATCTGTCCAAAAGTTTTTAACTTGTTCACCTGTTGCCACTTGTCTAGATGAAGATAACGATATTGTATTTTTGACTACAACAAGACTATTATCAGCCTCTTTTGGTGACCCGAATGTGTATTTCACTATCAAATAAATTATAATAAGAACTACACCTAGTCCTAACACGAGATAGACTGTGTTCATCTACCCTTAACTACTGATTTTACGATGAAAAGGAAGCAGTCGGTATCAAATCATTCATTCGTGAAAGCATTTCTGATGGTTCGGGTACATATCCAAACGCACGGAAATTCAATACTTTAATTCCAGTTGAAAG